TCGTCAGTTCCTCTACCCGAAGGATCGACTGAGCATATTGTTTCTGTATAACCGGCCCATTCTCCTTGGAGTTGCATTGGAGAGTAAAAATAATCTCCTGGGAGACCGACTGTGGGTAAGTCTTTGATAATGTTTTGGGGATCGGAGCACCATACGACTGCATCGGGAGCAGACTCAGGGTTAACGCTGGTGACAACCAGGTCAGCCATTTTAAGAGGGAATTTCTCTGCATCACTTAAGCTTGTGTCTAATTGGAACTGAAGCATGAAGTTTGACCGACCCATAGCTGCTTCACGCTCTAGGAGATCATCATTATCAAATCTATCGGGATCTGTTACATCCCATTCTTTTGCACCATCCTCCAGATCTTCAGAGACCTGTGGAGCGAGTAATCCTTCATATTGACTTAGTTTAGATTTTCGTGGGTATCTGGAGGGCCAGACGAAGGGACGGTAGTTACGCTCAGCAAGCTTACGGTAAACAGTAAAAGTAGTTTGAGGAGTCCCGAGATAACAAATACGGCTGTCACTTTTTGGCGTGAGGATAGATTCAGCTTCTGTACAGAGTTGAAGTAATTTCTCACGCATTAACTCCGTCATACTGTTGCCTGGTACTTCGATATCGTCCAAGACCATGAGGTCTGCTCGAGAACCAGTAAGTTGTCCAGTAATACCAACGCTTTTGACGCTTGGAGCCTGATGAGGCGAACATTGTACGTCGAAGGAGATTCTGGACCATCTTGCTTCGTCTGATTTTGGTTGTAGGTGTTTTAACCATGGTGTTTCGATTATTAGCTTCTGAAGGAAGATTGACATGTTATCTGCACGTTCTTTAGATGCAGATATAATCATTATCTTCTTTTCAGGATCTTTAAAGAGAGTCCAGAGGACGAAGGCTCCTGTAATCCAACTTTTTCCAACTCCACGGAAAGCTTGGATTTGAAGACGCTTAGGTCCATTTTGAAGATAGTCTGCGATTGCATATTGAGCACGTGTAGGAGAAGGAAGGTCGAGCTGTTCCCACAGAGCTTGTAGGAACAGTTTAAAGTCCTCTTGGAGGACAACTACGACAGACTTCATTTAATGTCTATCACTAACGTTTGTCCTACCGCCACCCCATCTGTAATTAGGTTCGTATTCACCTGATTTAAGTCTTCTAACTAAATCAGCCATAAAAGCTGCTTTTTCTGCCTTTGTTTTAGGTGTATAGGCTATTTTCATATCTTCCTTAGGTGTAGATTTCTTTTTCTTATTACCTGTAAGATGTGCTTTTCTTTGTTTATTACCTTGCCCACCTTTTTTTCTACCCTTCTTCTGTTCTTCGTTGATCGTCATTACCATGTTAAATCGCCTCCAAGGGGGTTGTAATGTGTTTCATGTGTGTTTGGTCATTCGTTAAGGTTTGAAGCCGTTAGAGCCGACTGCAACCTGAGCATGAGTTATTCTTCCAAGTATCTCTTGTATGGGTTCAAAATAAGTTGGTTCATTAAGTTTTGGATACTTTTTCATTAAAGGTTCCATTATAATATTTGCTGCTTCTTCAAGGCTTACTTTATTTGCTTTAGAATAGTCTTTTATAGCATTTAGGTAGTCTTCTCTCTTAACAATCTCTGTAAAGAAACTTTTAGCATCAGTAATTTCACGCATTCTAGGCATAAAGTTACCTACAAGACTATCACCCCAATGAATCATATCAGATTCTAAATCAACTGGATTATTAGTTATTTTTTTAAATAAATCAATTAATTCATCGTGAGCTGCTCTTCCTGTATTACCAAGTATTGTACGCCCTTCTTTTGTAAGCACATCTACTAAAGGTTCTAGTTCAATATTTAAAGCTCTATCCGCACTATGAGGTAATGCGTCAGCAGCTGTTCTATGGCCTAAGCTCCACATTGTACGATCTCCACCTTTATTTAGATCTTGAATTAAAGCTTTCAAAGTTCTTGCAGCTTGTTTATTAGTTTCTATATACTCATTGACTTTAGTTGGATCCCAACCTAATCCTTTTCCTATTTTTTCAATCTCCGTTGTATCTAGTTTTGTACTCTTTAATCTATTAGCAAGTGTTCTTTCAATACTTTCTATACTATCAAAGTTGATATTAACCTTACCTTGTAGTTTTGCAGCTCTACTTGTTTTATTATTAACAAGGTAACTTTTACCAGTTAGTTCATCTGTCCAAATATTATTATTACCTTTTAAATTCCCATGTTTCTTTAAATATGCTGCAGATTCATCCGCCTTTTTTATAGCTGCTTCTGTACCTTCTCTACTACCAAATTTAGCAAGCCAATTATTCCATTTAATTGTTTTAATTCCTTCAGGTCTATTTCCTATATTTGCATCAATTAAGTCTAATACCTCTTGGCTCCTTTCTTGTTGTTTATAACCACCGCCTCCTTTACTTTTAATAGCTAAGGCATTAGCTGAGGTAAACTCATCTGCTTGATTCATAGATACACGACCTATACCAGAAGCTTCTAGTGCTAAGTTTTGGTTAGGTATAACTTTATTTAAACTTTTACCTAAATCTTTACTTAAACCTTTACCTAAACCTTCAACTGAATCTATAAGTTTATCACCAGCTCTAGCTAGGTTATCTACATAACCAACACCACCTATATAATCAACAGCATCAGGTATTAGTATTTGACCAGCTACTTCAACACCTTTACCCCATGCTTCAGCAGTCTCATCACTACGACCTATTCTTTTTAAAGCTTGTTCTGTTAAATTCCCAGCACCTTCAGATATATCGTCTCGTGCGTCTTTATAAGAATAATCAAGAGCACCTGAAACGTATTTGTTTTTATCTAAACCCGTAGCTTCAGCTATAGAGCCTAAAGGTGTATTTCGTAGTTTGACCTGTTCATTAGTCCAGTCCAAACCTTCTCCATACTTCCCAAGCGTCCACATGGTACCTTGACCACCTTTCTTTAAGCCATAGCCAATCCCACGATCAAAGAAACCTATTTGTTCCTGTTGTTCACCTACTGGATGTGCCATCACGTATTCTTAGTGAAAAGGTCGTTTATATCAGTACCTCTACCTCTTTCCCTATCCAGTTTAAATTTGGCACCAGGACGACCTCTAACTAAAGCATCTTCCATACGTGTCTTTTGTCTTTCAGCTGCGCTAGGTCTTTGGTATCCAGTAGGATCTTTAACAGGATCTTGTTCGTTTAATTTGTTTTCTTTCTTAAGCTCTTCATTACTGGTTGCTGGGAAATCTTTTCTAAAATCACCTTCTGATGGTTTAGTCTGAGCTGCTGCAACCTCAGGATCTAGCTCATCCCGTTCATCACCATAAAAAGGTTGTTCCCAAGTTCTAGGTTGTATAGCATTATTATCTCCACCTATATCTTCTTTCACTAGATCAGCCTGATCTTCAGCAATCACAGCTGCAAGTATATTTTTATATTTAACTTCTTCTCTGGCATCTGTTGATTTTCCTATCATAATCTCCAAATACTTTTTTAAATCTGTTCTTTCATTAAATAAAGGTTCTTGTGGACGATTTAAGGTTGGGTTTCCTCCAATAGTTTTAAGACCTTCACCTGCTACTTCTAAAGGTATTTTTAATGGTTCTAAAGCTGGTGTTTCATATATAGCTTGGACACCTGCTCCAAATCCTGTATCATAAGACCTACCTCTAGCTTGATCAGATATAGTTCTAGTATCATCTAAAGCTTGCATGGTTTCTCTTGATTTAGTTATAGATTTCCATAACTCAGATCCTGGCAACGTTAGCGGTTTATTAGATTTTTTTACATGTTCCATATTCCACTTTCGTCTTGCTCTTGGACTAGTGGGTTTTTCTCTATGTGCCATAATTAATTAATGTGTGATAAAATTTGTTCCTCTCGATATGGTTTGTATCCAAACGTATCTCTCATCCAGTCCCGCCAGTGTCTACTACCTTTCTCCTGATTACATTTCCTACAAGCTGATACCATATTTCGAGTGATTGTCTCACCACCATTGCATTTAGGTTTAACATGATCGAGTGTAAGTTGATTGATTTCATAATGGTTTCCGCAATAAACGCATGTACAATTAAAGTGCTCTTTAACAGCTCTTCTCCAGAGCTTCTTAGCTTGTGGACTTGTCATGGTTATTAGATTGTATAAGTAATGTTTAGGGGTTGGTAGTAGGGGTGTCATCCTTTGGCTTTACCTCGGTTTCTGGCTCTGTTTTTTGATTGGGCTTCGAGTTTTGTGCCTCCACTTTGTTTATGCGAGACATCCAACTTATCACCATTGCCATAGGTTCCTCTTTTTCGGTTTTCTTTAT